CCCGACAGGAACAAAGCGGTACCCCTCGATGAAAGTCTGGCACTTCCCGTCAAAGAAATCTGTCTCTACCGGGCGCATAGTACCATCATCCACCAAATGGCAACGGTAGTCCGAATCAATATAAATTCTCATGTCGCCCTCCTACATCTCCAGCCAGATATTGTAGACCGTGACAGTTCCGCCGGGGTAATGGCTAAAGCCGACATGATAGCTCCCGTTAAGGTCTGCGACATTCAGCTGGGTCGTCTCCCTTGCGGTAGTGGACTTTGTAACCATTACTCTCGGAGAGTTGCCGGAAACCTGCGGGTTTGTCTCGTAATCGCAGGCGCCAAACTGGGGGCTTCCGCTGTTTACCGCCCAGTCCACATACAGGGAAGAATACTTCTCAAAGTCGATGGCGTTGTTGGTGAAAAGGCCAACGCCATTGCCGGTGGACGTGATCGCAACACGGTCGCTGAACCACTCAACGTAGCCAACATACCCGCCGTAGTTTCCGTATCGGAACACATAGTCGCCCGAAACATCGAGGCACTTGTCGCCGTTCTTGTAGAGATAAAGGTCATAGAGCAGCTTGCAGTCATACTGCTTGGCCTCAGAAACCTGAATGGTTCTGCTCTTTTCCCTGCTGTCTTTCGTGACCTTTACATCCCACGAGCCGAAGTTCGTGGGGAAAACAGAGAAGTAATAATCCGCGGACTCCCCGTCGGAATTGGCATGCCCTTTATTGGCGGCGAGTGTTTTTACGACCAAGCCGCCCTTGGAGAAAGTGACCGTGCTTCCGACTTCCGTAATCACATGGATGATAGCGGAGTTGTAAGAAAGACCGCCGCCTCCGCGTCTGACGATAAAGGAATCACCCATTACTTTCTCACCGCCTTAATACGAACAGGCACCGCCACATCAGGTGTATCGGTAGCATAGAGCGTAAGCTTATCCGCACCGGCCACAGCGCGGTAGATCACGCCGAAGGACTCGATCTGCTTTTCCGCAGTCTCGAAGCTTGCGTCAGGCACGAGATCAATGAAGGGCTCGTCCGTTGCCAGCAGCCCGGTGACAGTGACCTCCTGCTTCATGGGAGCCGCCGTAGGCTTCCAGTCCGCGGCAGCAAGCGTGAAGTTGTACGGGGTGTTGCTCTGCACTGCGGTCACGGAAATCTCACCGGTAAACACCTCGCTGGTGGTGACCGTGATCTTATCGGTGCTGGCCACGAAGGTGAGCTGATCTCTGGTAGCGCCAGAGTTCACGACCCAGGTGATCGGGTGATCGGTGTCCTCAGCCACAATACCGGTGACAGTCTTCTCCTGCTTGTAGGGAGGGCCGTCAAACGCCCAGGCGTCTTCCTCGTCTTCGCCTACCGTCACCTTTACAGGAATCGTTACGGTGAAGTCCTTGCTCACAGCCTCCGCTGCGATCTTCTCGAAAGTGACCGCATCGGCCGCCAGGTTGCCCGTGGTAACCGTGATAGGGTCAGCTCCGTCCGCAGCATGTCTCGTAGCATGCGCGTTAAGCAGAGTACCGTACACCGTATCGAAGTAGGTCTTCAGCGCCGCCTTGATGGTCTGCCAGGAAATCTTTCGACCACTCGCCTCAGACAGATCATGCATCGGAAAAGTATCGGAATCTGCGACAGCTTCGGAAAGCTGGGGCAGCAGAGCGGTACGGTCCTGCTTGTTGGCGAGAAGGGCGTTCGCTGCGGTCTTCGTATAGTACTGGTCATCGTGCTGATGCACAGCTGCGGCCGCTCCGAGGTTCGCCGGAGTAACATCCGTACCAAGCCTTGCAAAGGTTACCGAGCCATCCTTATACTTGATGGTTTCCAGGGAGTTGTCCGGGATCGTGCCCGTAGTAGCCTCCGCGATCTGGGTCTGCACGTTCTCTATGGCCGCCTGGATCGTGGTTGCCGCGATCTCAGCCGTCTGAGAGAACGGGAGCTCCAGCGCGTTGAGGTGGTCAAGGAAGTTGTTGTACGCGTTGCGTATCTCGTCATACAGAAGCTGGATGTCCGCCCGGACCTGCGCCTCATCCTTCTCATAAGTGGCGAAGTCATCGGGGTTCTCCCAGTTCTTTGTAAAGTTCAGTTTATAATCACTAAGGGCCACTATCTCAGCCTCCCCTGGTAGTTGTAGAATATCTGCGCAGAGACAATAGACATGTCCTGCCCAGCCGTGTCGTTGTCCAGTTGCATCGTAAAGTGTTTGACCCTCCGGCACATAGGTCTGCGTCTGAACACCACACCGAAGCCGGTTCCCCTCAAGTCACGATAGCTGAGATCCCGGGGGACCAGGTGCCACGAGGAATGGACCAGGTTGGTCAGGTCTTTCCGGTTCTCGTAGTCCGTGAGATAGGTGAGCTCAACCTCTGTGTCTGTGTCGGAACGAAGGGAGAGAATCACACTGTTCACATTCTTCAGCCGGTCGTAACCCCCGAAGAACTGAACCGCGAATCGAAAGCTTTTCGGGATAGACTCCCCGTAGTCCTGGTAGAAACGCTCAAACTTGGTAAGCCTGCCGACGGCGTCCAAGTGCCAGATATCGTCCAGCTCGGACGCGAAGTCCACGGCTTTGATGTTGGTGTAGTAGTACCAGGACGGCTCCTTGTAGTGGGAGTTCTCATAGTCCCACAGCCAGGCGTGACCGTTGGCCACCAGCCAGTAATGCTTGTTGTCGTCCAGCGAGCAGACCACGCCGCCGGACCTCACGTCCCGCAGCAGCGCGTACCGGCTGAAGGAGCTGCTGTTGACCTTCAGAGAGAAACACTGGATGTTATTCTCATAGGCATAGCTCGAGTCCTTCAGGATGTGAACACCCTGCTCGGTGTTGCACCACACCAGGTTGTTGTCGATCAGCTGGATGGTCCACGGAAGGTCGCAGCCGATCCGGTCGTTGATCGCAGCGTATGGCATATCCACAACCACGCGCCCATCAATCTCCGTCGTGGACTGCTTGGCCCGACCGATGGAGTGCTCCTTGAAGACGACCAGGAAGCTCTGCTGCTTGCCAAACCCGGTAATCATATCGTCCGTATTGCCGGCGAACTGATACTGCGACACGGGGAAGTATGTGGCATCCATGGCGATGTTATTGCCGTTCCAGAAGAAGGCGTTCGGCTGTGCCGGGCAGCCGCCCATCACCACGCAAAGGTCGCCGGTTCCGCCGTAGGTAACAGCGTAAGGGCAGTCCATGACGGAGTTGTAGGCATCGGTGTTCGCTTTGGAATAGACGATCTCCACCGTGTTGTTCGTCGGAGGGTTCGTCACCGGAGGGGCCGTCGTGAACGTTACCGTTCCCGCTTCCTCGTCCACCGTGTAGTCTGTGTCCTCAACCAAAACCGCGCCGTCAACCTTGACCGAGACAACAGAGTCCACCCCCGCGACCGGGAGATGATACACCGTCACATTTTCCTTTGCGTTATACTTCACCAGCTTCTTCGCCTGGATGCGGTTTTCCGGCTGGTAGAGATCACCGGCGGCGGTCTCGGGGTCTGCGTTAATCAGCAGGACCGGGACATATCCATCCACCGGCGAAGCAGAGAACGTATCATTCTCAGCGTCGTAGGTGATCTGGATGTAAGCTCCTCTCGTCTTGTAGAAGAGATCATCGAAGTAATGGAAGAAGGTCCCGCGGATTTCGGGGACGCCAGAGTACACCTCGGCAAAAACCGGAGATTCTGCTGAGGTGTCGAGACTGTAGATCTTTGTCCCGATATGCGCGAACAACCGGCCATTGAACAGCCGCGTATACGTCGCGTACCCAACGCCAAGCGAGTCATCTTCAGACACCCAATCCTGCCCGTCCCGGCTGCACAGCACACCGTCCCGCCAGATCATGTTCTGCATCGCGGGGCTTTCCTTGTTTGTCAGGCGGACTTCAAGGTCGTTGATGTTTAGCCCGCCGTTCAGCTCGAAGAAGTTTACGGTATATTCGGTTCGCGGATCGGGCATGTGGGCCAAATTTACATAGGCCAATGCTTACACCCCCAGGATGTTGAACCCGCCATACGAGTCATCAACCAGCGTATACTCAGTCGTCACAGGTTCGGTGATCCGGCCGAGACGAGTCTCAAAAGCGTTCCACAGCGCCGAATAACGGAAGGGGTCATCATACATCACCAGCTGGGCTGCGATGTAATACGGCAGCGCTGCGTGGGTCTCGGGGGTATTATCCAGCTCGACATCGTCCCCCGGGTTGTCGCCGAGGGGCATGGGGTATCTGTAATACTCCACCATCATCTCGTCGAGGTTTCGGACGTTCTTCGGAACCAGCAGCTTGTTCTTCGCGTAGACCCGATACCAGTGGTATCTGTCGTAGAGAACGCCGCCCTCGGGGAGTGGCCGGGGCCAGATGATGCCGCCGTTGTGCATCTGCCAGAAATCTCGCGGCAGCTCGTACAGGGTGTGCGTCCCCATGTCCTTCGACTCCAGGCTGTTCAGGGGAACAAGCTCAGGGATCTTGCATACAGTGGTTGCAATATAGATCATGCCGTCGTTGGCCAGCCCGGGGATCATCCGCAGGTAATCCGCCTGGTTGTTATAGGTCTCGGGGATCTCGCTGCCGGCGATGCTCTCGGAGAAGATCAGCTGCATCACGAGCTTTTTCAGCTGTCCATAAGTCAATATCTTCAACTCCTTTTTCAAAGTGTTGCGGGGTCTCGGAGTTACACCGAGCCTGGCCGGGAAGGAGGAAAACCCGAGCATCCCACTGGGGCCCCGCATAAGGCGGCCTCATGCCGCCTGCTCCATTTTTTGTTAAACCGGATCGTTGGAGTATTGTCCGGGGTATAGAAGAACTGAGTTCCTAACTAAGGCCAGCCATATAGACCGGCCTTCTCAACGCTCGCTCAGTTGGTTTGCGGATCGTTCTTATTCGTGCGCACTCCTGTCGTTACGGGCCAGCTGTACCCTCGGCAGTAAAGATGATCCGCAGCGTTTCCTTCCTTGCGAAGTTAGAGCCCTACCGTAATGGTAGGGCTCTTTTTGTTTTACCGGCTACGATCAGGAGCCGATGTTGAGGATGGCGTCGCCGCAAGCCAGAGGCTTGTCAGCGGAGTCGACATCAACCACGCGGATGTAAGCGTGACCGGAGGTGGGAGTGATCTCCAGACCGTTGGTGGTCAGCTCAGTCCAGCCGGAGGTGGTGATGGCGGTGCCGGCGGTGACAGCAGTCAGGCCGGCCTGGGTGGCAGCGGTCATGTAGTACCACTTGGCGCCTTCCTTGACGGCGTTCACCACGATGGTGGACTTATTGGCGGCGGTGGCAGCGGTGATGACCTGCAGGTTCTTGATGGCGCTCTGACCACCGTGGTAGTAGACAGCGTTGGCCTTCTCGTTCAGCACGAAGCAGTCGTAGATGAAACGACCCTCGACGAGCCAGCCGGAGATGCCGGGAGGATTGTCGTGGATGCGGTACTCCTCCATCTGCTTGGGAGCGGTGGCCGCCACAGGGTGGGTGATGATGAAAGCAGCACCGGCGGGGAGACGGGAGCTGGGGACCTTGACGATCTTGCAACCGTCGACTTCACCGATGACGCCCTTCAGGATCATCTCCTGGGACTGGTCGCCGTACTTCATGAAGGCGGGGTCCTGCTTCAGCAGGTTGGCGAACTTGTAGGTGCAGAAGGCAACACGGCCCTTATCGGGGACGTTGTTGTCGCCGAGCTTCTCCATGCCGGCCAGGAAGGCGGCATAAGCATTGGTCTTGTCCAGCGCGGTGGAAGCATAGTTGCCGTTGGCCTGGGCAGCCGCGGCCAGGGTCTTGAAGACGTAGGTGTCGAACTCGGGCACCCACACCTCAGACAGCTGACGGGACAGGGAGCGGCCAGCGTCGGACACCATCTCGGACTGGATCTTGTCGCCAGCGTCGATGATGAAGGTAAAGGCGCGGTCCTTGGTAACGGTCAGGGTCTGCACGTTACGGGACAGGTCGGGGGGG